CCTGCACATCAGATCCAGTAATATCTTTTATTCTTTTAAGATAATTTTTTTCTTTAACAAGTAACTTTTTCTTAAGAGCAAGAGCTCTATCCATATCAACTCTAACACCACGTTTTGTCATGTTAAATATTACACGAATAAGTCTACATTCTACATCATATACTTTAAACAAATCTTCTTTTTCTATCTCTGATATTAATCTCTCATGCAAACGCCATGTCAATCTAGCATCTGCTTCTGCATATTCCCCAACAAATTCAGCAGGTAACTTATACATCTCTGCTTTAGGATCTATTCCTAATTCTTCTGCTTTAGCTTTTAACAAAGACTCATTCTTAAATTCACCTAGATATTCACTTACCATACTGTTTAAAGTAAATGAATATCTATTCTCATTTAATAATGCAGCGGCAATCATAGTGTCATGAATGTACCCTTTAACTTCGATATTTAACACACTCAGCCACCCAATATCGTACTGCGCATTGTGAAACACCTTTTGTATGGATTCATCCTCACATATCTCTTTAATGTACTCTATAATAATGCTTCTATCCATGTTACCACCACCTTCATGGGCAATTGGATAGTATGCAGTAAAATCACCACTTGATATGGCAATACCTATAACATCTCCAACTTTTCTAGGCCAACCAGGACCCATTTTCTTTAAATCTGTATCACACGTCTCTAAATCTATCGCCACTACGTCCCTTCCTTTCATGGAAGGGAATTCCGTGGGGTGTAGCCATTCTGCTTTTACTTCGTTTTGATTAAAAAGATCCACTATTACCTATCTCTCCTGCAATTGCTGAATAACCTGCCATATCAATAAAGTTATCCAAATTAAATTTCTCACCTTGTGTGTGTCTTGATATTTTTAATAATATCATCATAATTGCTACATCTTCAGCTGTAATACTAGCCATTGGCTGCAGCTTTTTATCTAAAAATATATTCCAGAACTCTGCAATTTCTGCATGATTCTTGAATGCATCTCCATGTGATTCATTTCTATCATTAGAAATGATATCTTTAGCTTTCGCTAATATTTCTTCTTTTTTCATATTATAAATCCTCTTTCTTGTTGGGGGTTAATTATATGTAGAGATTGTTTTGCACGAGTTGCACCTACATAAAATACTCTGTTGGTATCATCAGAATCTATTTCCATCTCTTCGCTATTAGCACGTGATAGATCTGTCATTAACATGACGTTATCACATTCACCACCTTTAGCCATGTGTATTGTACTTAAATTTATTTTAGGCTCGACACCTAACCCACCATGTTTTTCTAGTGACATTATATATGATTTATCTTTCTCTCCTATGGTAGTAAAAGCCACATCCCAAGGAACTCCTGTGTTCATTAAACCATGATGCATTGTTAAAGACTCTATATTATATACTTGTCCTTCCTCCAATGTTTTTAAACCTTTAAATCCTCTTTGCACTCCAATTCCACTTTTTAAATTTGCATAAATTGCAGCAACATCACCATATGATAAATCTTCAAATTCGTTTAACCTTTTCCATGCATCAACTGCTTTAATTAAATCTTGTTTTATAGGTGACTTACCATATACAGTGTATGGTAATCCTTGATATCGTAAATCTTCTTCAATATCATCTAACATATAACTACATGTAGCTAACGCAAGCCAATTACCATTGCGCATATCAACGCCACCAGGATAAGCGTGAAATCTAACTTCACCATCTACATCACGTGGATTCCATTCTTTACTTCTACGTTGATTTATTCTTGTAACTATATCATCTGCAACTTTATGAACTTCTACTGGACATCTATAAGATTGTTTTAATACACTTACATTACCATCCATTTTAATTAAATGTTCAATATCTGCACCTGCCCATCTAAATATAGCTTGATCATCATCACCACTTATATAAACTCTCTCAGAATTAGCCCATATCTTTTCACACATGTTCCATTGCAATTTGGTTAAATCTTGCGCTTCATCAACAATTACCACATCTAGTTTTGGTGTAGGGCCAAACGCTACATACTGTGTCAACATGTCTGTAAAATCAAATTTACTATATGTTTGTTTATAATCTTCAAGAGAACGGAAAGCCCATAATAATTCTTCCCATGCATAATTTAAATTAGATGTATTATAATATTCTTGTAATTCCATACATTGCATTTTAGATTTATTTATATCTCTTAAAAATTTATTATCGGTAGATACCACACCATTATCTTCCCAATCGACGCTAGTTTTTCTTAAATCAACACCATACTTATTAGAAAACTCTGCATAATCTCTTTGATCCATAATCTCTGATTTGGTAAGACCCATTTGTCTTTTGCCAAATGCATGTAATGTACAGAAATAAGGAAAATCTTTGTCTGTCAAATTAAATTTTATCTTTGCTCTATCACGTGCTTCATTTGTTGCTTTTGTTGTAAAACTTACAAATGCAATGCGATCTGGCGGAGTACCATTCTTTAGTTCCCGGTCCACTATCCTCAGTAAGTTCTCAGTTTTACCTGTGCCTGGAGGACCTAGTATTATATTAATATTAGTCAATGTGACACTCCTCTTTATCATTTACAAATATAAACTTTACATTTAATTTTTCTTGTTCTGGAGTCAAACTTCTTGCTATTCTAGATCCATCACTAGATCTATAACTTTCGCATTTAACATCAAACAATTTAATTTTACCATCTTTTGTGGCTATCAAATCAACTGGACCAATACCGTGCCTATTGATATACACATCATGTCCATCATCAATTAAAAATTTTTCAGCCACTAATTCTGCTGACTGTCCTTTTTTTATTTTAGAACGGTGTTGCATCTTGCTTCCTAACTTCGTGTTCTGAATCTTGTTCATCAAAAGATGGTACACCCCATGTGTTGACACCCTTGTTTTTAAGTTTCCAGAATTTATGTTCTCCATTTATTTTACGTAACTCAGCAATAATCTGTCCTGTGTTACTATAGTGTGTAAATTTATTTCTTATTAAATAAGCATGTAAATCTTGTAATCTAAAATAAGTCATACTATTTTCTGTCCACGGCTTACGTAGTAATATATCTTCTTTAATCTGTGCTTGTGCCCGGCCAGTACAGAACTCCTGGAGGTGAGCTAAAAATTGACCGGACACAGATCCGTCGTTTGACACTGGAATGCGTAGTGCGCTCTGCATCTTACCATTAACCAGTTGTTGCCAATCGGACGCTTTCATCAAAGGAGGCATCATGGTTAATACTTCCATAACCCTCTTTTGAAACTTTGTTTGTATTTGTAATTCTTCTGTTGTTAATTGTATCTTCAGATCATCTTCATTATCATCAGTAGGTATTTCTAAAAACCATATTGGTGGTTCTGTTTCTAATTTTGATAATGCACCTAACTGTTGCGATACATTCTCTGCACCAACACCATGCTTTCTTGTCTTGCAAACATTAACATTGCAAAAAGAATTAATAGGTTGGTCTTTGCATTTGTATTGATAACCTTTTTTATTTAGCTGTGCTACAACTGTCGCTACTTCTTTATGATCTAGTGGTGGTTGCATATACTTTTGATTGTATTCTTCTAATAATCTTTCCCAATTATCTGGATCAAATTTCTTTGTGTATACACCAATGTTAAATAATCCATTATTACGTGTACCAGGTGGAAAACCTTGATTACATAAAGCCTGTAGGCATGGTGGTCCATCTTTTATTATTTCTACTTGTTCTGCTCCAATACTATCTAATTCTTCTACAGCATTCTTTTCATATATGCTAAAAAACTCTTCTAATGATGCCTTTGTTCCATTTTCTTTTAATGCATAGCGCACTGATTTATCACCATTGTAATATGGTAAATTTAAAAAATTACCAAGATCACCTTTCTCTAATGATATACTAGATTGTTTTGGAAATATCTCTGATGTAGAGTGACCAATCAATGCTGCTATTTCTACTAATTTATTTCTAATTAATTTTGATGCAATTGTTTTCTTCATAAATAAGAATAAGTGTGCGCCCCCACTTTTTGACTTACAATATACTAATGGTAAATTTAATTTTCTGATTTTCCTGAATAAAGCAGAATGATCCAAAGGATAGCTATCAATATCAATGCATCCCCATTTAGTAGTATTATCAGCCCTAATAGGAATAATCCCAAGAGACGGACCCTCGCCCGCCAAATGTTTTTGCCAGAGCTCATCTGTTACCTCCTGTCTAACAATGTAAGATCTACCTTGCTGCTTACCGTCAGCACGC